GGGGGGGTACCGACACGAACGTCATGGGGGTACCGACACGAACGTCCACATAATAGATAAGAAGAATAGAGAAGTTAATAGAGAAGTTAAAAGAGAAACGCGCACGCGCGAGGTTGTTTGGCCTTTCGATTCTGACCAGTTTATGAATGCCTGGAAGGAATGGGAGGCAGATCGCCGCGAGCGCCGCATCAAAGCCTACACCACCCGAGGACTTCAAACCGCGCTCCATGAGCTACAAACCATGTCTAACAATGACGAACGCACAGCAATTAGAATCATCGGCCAGTCCATCGCCAAAGGATGGCAAGGGCTGTTCCCTATCCGCAACGAGCGGCAGCCAGCACGCCCTGAGCGCCCACGTGGACCAGACATCACTCCGGACGATGTTGCGCGAATTGTGGCGACCCGATGGGGACCCAAGTTTCCCCGAGCGGACAAGTGACAGCCTGACCCTCCGTGCAGCGATGGAGCTGGGCCCGGAAGACACCAGCGCAGCCCTGCTCTACGCCCTCAAAGAGCTGGTCAACGCCCTCGAGTGCAAGGTGACCATGCGCACCGCCGTCGACTTCCAAGACGGCATGCTCGTTATGACTCAGCACTACGGCTGGAGCATCAAGGAGGTGCGTCACTGTTTTGGCCTCATCCGCACCGGGCAGATCGGGCCCGACAACATGTACGAGCGATTTAAAGCCCGCGAGCTGTACGCCTGCATGCGACAGTACGCAGACGAGCGGGCACGCCACCGCATGCGACATGCAGCCAAGTACGACCCCGATGTGCAGGACATCAAGCCGGCCACCGAGCGCACCGCCCAGTCCCTCACCGCCATAGCCGACGTGCTCGACCTGCCGGCCTACAAGCCCAAAGCCGGTATCTTGGCTACCGATGGCGAGAGACACCAAAGCGAGCAGGCAGCTGCACACCAAACCCAAAGCCAAGCCCAAGGGCAGGAAGCTCACCCACGCGCAGGCAGTCAAGAAGGTCGACCTGTGGTTCAGCAAGCTGGTGCGCTATGAAGCAGCAGACAGATACGGCAACGCCCGCTGCTTCACATGCGGCAAAGAAGACCACGTCAGCAACCTGCAAGCCGGACATTTCGCCTCTCGCCGCTTTTGGGCTACACGATGGGATCAGGATAACGTCCGCACGCAGTGCGTTTCCTGCAACATTTACCGAGCAGGAGAACAGTGGCTATTTGGATGCAATCTCGAAGGTGAGCAGCCAGGAAGAGCTCATCAGGTTATGCAACGAGCGCAGCAGCACCGAGCGTACAAGGTGGCAGAGCTGGTGGAGCTTGCATCCCTCTACAAAAAAGCTGCTCTACTTCACGCCAGTATCAAGCGAGTGGTACATCAGGCCGGAGGACGAGATGCAGCTCCAGGAGTTGAGGAGTGAACGGTTGCGCATCCTGCACTGGTTGGCGGACAACAAGGCCTGCGGCAACACGTGGGAGTGGGCAGCGAACGTCAACCGCCTCGACCGCATCAAAGCCAAGCTCTACCAAATGACCGGTCACCCACCATTCAGATGTAAACATGCTTGACATCAACAAGAACTACAAGACCCGAGGCGACGTCTACAGAGACATCGTGCCCGGACGCGTTGTCGTAGAGGTCGGCGTCTTCATGGGAGACAACGCCAAGACCATCCTGCGCAGCAAACCCACCTACCTCTACCTCATGGACACGTGGACAGGAACAGCAGCCAGCGGGCTCGGCAACGAGCGGCAAGTGGCTAACCTCCACCATATGCGCAAGAGCCTCGAGCGCGAGCTGTACGGAGAGCCCGTCTCATTCCTCGGGCCATCGCCGGATGGCTTCAAAGACATAGATATCGAGCCCGACTTCATCTACATCGACGCAGACCACACCTACCCAGCCGTCATGCGCGACCTGACGCACGCATACCAGCTGCTCAAAGGCAGGCGCACAATCCTCGGAGGCCACGACTACCACAGCCGGACACAGGGCGTCCGCGATGCCGTCGACGACTTTGTCAAAGCCTACGACCTGCGACCACCTATCCTCACCGGCGAAAACATACCCTCCTTCTTCATCCAGCTATGAACCACAACGGCCACCACTTCGAGCACCCCAAAGACAGAGACAGGCCGCAAGCGCGTACCACCGTCATCTATACCAACTGGAGGCGGTCGTCGCAGCTGCAGAAGATTACCGAGGACTGCTCACGCCAAAGCGCCAACCCCGAGATACTGGTGGTCGACAACGCCTCCGACAGCCGACACCGCTACGAAGGCATAGCACACCGCATCGTGCGCTACACCAACGAGCGCAAGTGCTGGCAGCGGTGGATGGAAATCCACTACACCAACACGGAGTACATCCTTATCATGGACGACGACCTCACCTTCGTAGACCAGGACGTCATCGCCGACTGCGAGCAGTATATGGACGAGAACCCTGGCGTGCAGGCTATCGGCATCAACGGCGTCAACCTGCTGCCTGGCCGATCGTACTGGCGCAGCATGCACCACCCAGCCAGCCACACAGACGCCAAGACCGACATAATCAAAGGCCGCTTCTTCTTCCTGCGACCCGAGCACATCAGCCTCATGCCACGTGCCCTGGACGATTACAACGACACCTGCGACGACATATGCGTCAGCGCCATGCTCGAGAACAAAGTCATACCAGCCATGCTCATGAGTCGGATCACCAACCTCAAGGAAGGACTCGAAGCCCTGCACGCCTCGCAAGACCAACGGCGCAAGCGCGACGCAGCCGCCGCCCACTACTTCTCCCATGCCTAACGTCCCCGACGGCAAGCCACCCAAGTGGCACGCCAAGATACCCGGCGCCGAGCACGTCGAATGGCAGTACAAGACCTGGAAGTGGGTGAAGTACCGCATTTGGTTCCTCAAGATGAACCCGCTGTGCGCCGTGTGCGAGCGGCCTGCAACTGTCGTCGACCACATCATCCCGGCGAAGTCAAAGCCCCAGTGGTTTTGGCGTGTGTCAAATCACCAGCCGCTGTGCGAGGTATGCCACAACAAGAAGCGGGCAACGAGCGACAAGCAATAATACTACTGAACACTGCTAATTCAATGCAAGTACTAAACGCCTTCCAATATAGGTTTTTTCAGGGGGTAGGGGGGTCCCCTAGTGTTTACGCGGTTTTACTTTGAGCGTGCAGTTGATTGTGCTTCGATGGTATTGATAACCTTTTGGGATAAATAGAAAACATCAAGAAATAAAGTAATGGAAATGCACCCCGACATCCGCGAGCGTTACGACCAGTTATGCGCTGACTACCAGCGGCGCGGCATCATCACGCCAGGCATCCGCTCGCTCATCTACACGCTGGCCTGCGTGGAGGTGGAGGAGGAGATGCTGCAGTCGTTCATCAGCAAGTACGGCACCACCTACACCGTGACCGGCAAGAGCGGCGACCAGTACATGAGGAGCCGGCCGGAGTGGCAGCAGCTGCGCGACAACCGTCAGCGCAAGACCTCCATCGTGCGGTCGTTAGAAGGCAGCATGAACCAGGAGATGGAAGAGGATGAGCTCGACAAGTTCCTCAGCTGACCCCGGCTACTGGTACGACGCCGAGGCGGCCGACCGGGTGGTCAACTTCATCGAGCAGTTCTGCTCGCACGTGAAGGGCCACCAGGGGCCGTTCCTGCTCGAGGACTGGCAGAAGGACGACATCATCCGTCCGCTGTTCGGGTGGAAGCGAGCCGACGGCATGCGCAAGTACCGCACCTGCTACATCGAGATCCCGCGAAAGAACGGCAAGTCGAACCTCACCGCCGCCATCGCCCTCTACCTGCTGGTGGCGGAGCAGGAGGCCGGGGCGGAAATCATCAGCGCGGCAGGCGACCGCAACCAGGCGCGCATCGTCTTTGACATCGCCGCGGCCATGGTCGGGCAGAATAAGTCGCTGGCCTCACGCTGCAAGACGCTCCAGCACGCCATCTACTACAAGAACTCGTTCTACAAATCCATCAGCGCCGAGGCCCGGACGAAACACGGCTTCAACTGTTCGGCCGTCCTCTTCGACGAGCTGCACACGCAGAAGGACCGTGAGCTATACGACGTCCTCACCACGTCGGTGGCAGCACGCCAGCAGCCGCTCATCATCATGCTCACAACGGCTGGCTACGACACCAACTCCATCTGTTACGAGGTGCACGACTACGCCGAGCGCGTCCTCAACGGCGAGGTGGACGACCCGACATTCCTGCCGGTGCTGTACCGCGCCGCCAAGGAGGACGACTGGACGCAGGAGGCGACGTGGAAGAAGGCGAACCCCGGCTACGGCGCCATCTGCCGGAAGGAGTATTTCGAGCAGGAGGTCGCCAAGTGCAAGGCCAACCCGGCGGTGCTCAACACGTTCCTGCGCCTGCACCTCAACATATGGACCGGCAGCGACGTCGCGTGGATCACGGACCACGAGTTCATGCGCGGAGCGCGACCCCTGCCGGACGACAACTACCTCAAGAAGCTGCCCTGCTGGGGAGGCCTCGACCTTGCCTCCACCCGCGACCTCACCGCCTTCGCCCTACTCTTTTGGGACGAGGTGGTGCAGGTGCACTACCTTAAAGTGCACCAGTTCGTCAACGAGGAGCGCACGAAGATGCGCAAGAGCGAAGGCGTGGACTACCTCCGCTTCCAGCGCGACGGTGACCTGTCCATCACACCCGGAAACGTCACCGACTTCCGCACCGTTCGCGACCACATCATCCGCGCGGCGGAGACCTACAACATCACCGCCGTCGCATACGACCGACGCTTCTCCACCTACATCGTGCCGGAGCTTATCGACGCGGGTATCGACATGCAGCCCATGGGCCAAGGCTTCCTTGACATCAGCATGCCCACCAAGATGTTCGAGATGGAGGTGGTGAAGGGCACAGTCATTCACGGGGGCAACGCCTGCCTGCGCTGGCAGATGGGCTGCGTGAAGCTGGACCGCGACGCCGCCGACAACA